CGGACAGTTGTGCTGCCCGCGACATGAGATCAGCGGCGATGGTCATGCTTAAGCAGCCCGACCTGTGCCGTTAGACTGTCCAAGCAGTGTCGCGCGCCCACCAACCTGATCAAAGCCAGCAGCGCCTGTGCCGCTCGTGAGAATGGTCGAGCGACGGCCTTGGCTTTGCCTTGCGCGTCGGCGGTCCTCTTCTTCCCGCGCACGCATTTCTGCACTGTCGCCATCCCGCGTTGCAGGCGGCGTCGGCGCCGGTGCTGGCTTAGGCGCTTTCATGAAGCACATGCTCAAAATCCTTCTTCAACCAAGCCCAAAGTTCGTAGTCTTCGCCGTCACGCCCATACCCCTCGCAAAGCCCCTCGCGACGAGCGCCAAGACCGGCAAGCCAGTGATGAGCAATGTCGTGATCGACCAGCGATCGCACCTCAACGCGCGTCGCACCCGCCTCAGGCAAGGCGCGAGGCCACACACGCTTGGCAAAGCGCGATACTGCCGGAATGGTTCGGCGCATTTCGTTGGTTCCGAACGCCCAAGCCGACCAAAGCCACGGCGTCACGGCAGACTGTGGTGCAACACCAAAGGCACAGGCAGGCGATCCTTTGTAAGACGCAACCCAAGCAAAGCCTTCGGGCGATGCCTCAAAGCACATAAGCCCCGCGATGCCTGGCGCCATCCAATCGGGCAGCACGCCAAGCACCTCGCGCTGGTCATGCTCGCGCATGTTGACTGCAACGTAGGTCACATCCCGGCGCGTTGCCGGATGAATCTCGATCACGTCAAATGGCTGATCAGCAGAGCGGTGCTCGCCACACCGAGCCCAAGTGATGCGATACTCAGCGCCTCGGGCACGAAGCGCAAATGATAAACCTGCCAAGCGACATAGGCTGCGCCGAGCGACAGCATGGACGACACCATCACAAACGGCGCATCGGACCACATGCCACCAGCGAACAACATGGCGCAGTAGATCGCGCCGAGCATCGCAATGATGAAGCCGCGGCTTTCGTCACTCATACGGATTCCAATCATCTTCTGCGGTTTCGGCCCAAGCGTCCATTTGCTGTGGCAGCGTGATCGGCATGGCGCCGCGCCTCGACCACGCTTGCACAATGGCATCAGCATCATCAGTCGATGAGCCAAGGCGTTTTTTGATCTCTTCCTTGGACTCCACCTTGATCGTGGTGCCCTTCAATTCCCAGCGCGGAGCCGTCAGTTGAGCGGTCACCTGGGTATCTGGCGGCAGGGCAACATTGTCGCCCTCTTTGGGATCAAGCGCCTCACGCATCCGCCACCACCACTCAGCGCGCTGGTTCAGGAACGTAAGGTTGTTTCCCTTGGCGATGCCGCCTGATTTGCCACTTGCGATGAGTCCGGCGCAGCCGATGCTCATATGCGTTTGCAAGTGCTCCTTAGCCGAAAGCCCCCAGCCCCCGGTTGCATCAATCGACATGTCCGCACCGTTGCGGCGGTGCTTAACCATCCACTGGGCCAACGTTTGACCGTCAGTGATTTCGCGGCCTGGTTTGCGAAGCATTGCCTCAAACAAGGCATCTTCACAGAGCCGAGCAATGGTGGCGTTGTCAGCGCCGCCCATCGCCGCATCACACGACAGATTAAGCATGCGTGGTTGGCGTCCACCCAACTCCTGCATCTTGCGCTTCCAGCGATCCTGAGCAGCGTAAACCCAGGCCGTTGGAATGATCTGCCAGGCATGATCTTCCTGCCCAGCGAGAAAGTCGCCATCCAGAAGCTGGGTGCGCATAGGCTCTGGAAGGCTGTCGATCTGGGCACGATAGCTGGTGTCGCGCAGGTATGGATTGTCATCCAACTTGGACGGGATGAACGTCCGTGAGCGAACCTCTTTCTGTTTGCCATCGATGATGACGTGATGCCCGCCAGTGCGCGCATCCTCGACAACATCATCACTGTTCACCCAAACAGTGTTAATCTGGTCTCCTACGCCTTCAAAGTACGCATACCGAAGCTCACCCGGCTCGGCCTTGTCCGCAAACATCGGATCAAGCCAAGGAGCAAACCACTCCAACAGATAGGCGCCATCACCGCCCATAGGTGGGTTGGTCGCAATGACGGCCCGGCACCGATGGCCCGTTGCAGAGCGCAGCCAGCCCATGACGAACACCATCTTGGCCGGCGGTATCTGCGCGCCTTCATCAAAGCCGATCAGATCATGCGGACGGCCCTGCCACGAAAACTCTGCACGCGGCTTCTCAAGGTGTCCGCCTTCAATCGTGCGGCCATCCTTGGTGCGCAACTTCTTCTTGTTGCTGTCGCTGGTCGCTTGAATTGGCTGACCGATCTCAAGCAACCGATCCCAAAGGCCATCTAGGTCCGTTGATTGCCGACGAAACAACAGTGACTTTTCATGCGCCGTCAGCGCCAGACCAAGCAGCAGGTCCGTCTTACCGCCACCCGCTGCACCGCCGTAGAGCATCAGGTCAGCAGGCGAAACGAACGCATCAAGCTGCGGGCCAGGTTCGGGCTTCCAAACCGCCTGCGCCTCGTCGGCTATCAGATCCTCTAGTTCAGCAACTTCATCAGCCGGCATGCCCTCGATCAACTTGGCGAGGTCAGCAACCGCCTGGGCCGTGCTCACGAGTGCAACTTAGCCCCACCGTCACGACCACCATCAGCAGCCTTGGCCAGCTTGCGCATGACATCTTTGGCAATGTCCTCAGATGTACGCGCGGGCGCATCATCACCGTCACCGCTTGGCAGTTCGCCTTGCAGAGACCGCCAAAGATCGGGACGGCGATTCATTAGCCAAAACCGAATGGCGTTCACGTCCGGTGGCACATGCTCTTTGATAGCCGCACGAAGCACCTCGCCCTCCGAGCAAAACACCTTTTCGCTGTCGAATGTGTATCCAACAGCGCGGTTGTAGAGCGCCATCTCCACGCGATCATCGGCAGCATCTTTGCCAAGCTTACAGGCTTCACCAAACGCTGGGTGCCGAGTGCGCCAGTCCTTGATGGTGAAGGTGGAAACGCCAAGCGCCTCAGCAAGCTCAGCGTCGGTCGCTCCGAGCCGGCACATCACCTCAGCCTGCTTGGCAAACGAGGCTTTGTAGGTCGGATGACCTTTGCCCTGGTGCTTCTTGGCTGGCATCACTGCTCGCTCACGTCTTCCAGCGCATCAAGGTTGATGGCCAGCCAGTTGTTTTCGCTGTCTGGACCGGCAACGCATGACACAGCTTCGTCTGGGCCACAGTCTTCGCCGTCTACATCAAACCATTGTTCAACGGGAATTGACTGACCGCCTTCAAGTATCACTGTGGCCTCATCCATCAAGACAAGCACTTGGCCCGCATATCTGGTTTCAGTCATCATCAACCACGACGTCATGAACGATGGCAGCTTTGGCGCACTCAAGCGCGCCGACGATTTCAAAGCCGCCAGAAGTCACAGCCTGATAAGTGGCAACGTCTTGGCTATCGACCCAAGCGAGCACCACGTCATGCATGTTGCCGCTCTTGGCCCGCTCCAACGCCTTCTCAAGCGCTGCAACCACCTCAGCGTTGACCACTTTCGCTTGGGGCGCAGCATCACCGGTCAATCTAACAACGTTATCGTTGCTCATCAGACTTCGTGCGTTCCCTCAACGCCATGCGCCTCACGATTGGCCGTGCGCTGATTGAGCCACATGACTGCTTCTTCCAGTTTTGTTAGCGCCAGCGCATTCTCACGGCAGGTAAACGGCCCTGATTGGAATGCACGCATGCGATCAATGAGGATCGCCAACAAATGCTCGTTGGTTGTTCCGTTAATGCCAGCCTCATTCAGCGGGCCGTTTTGAAAGCTTACTTCCAAACGCCGTTCGGTGCTGTCTGGCGCATAAACCACGTACTCATGATTTGCGCCGCCTGCGCCCGGCTCATCAATCGCTACAACGCTCCCAAAACGATCAACGTGGAAATTGCGAAAACCGGGCTGGTTTAACTCTTGCTGCAAGCTCATCTGGCTCGCCTCCATCTAGGGGACAAAACAAAACCCGCACAGTCAAAAAACGATGCGGGCAACAAAAAACGCGGCGCCCACAATTGGGCCCGCGTTGCGAACTTTCACCGGCGCGCACTTCTCAGCACTACCTGATTTGCACGCAAAATCAGGGAAACATGGGAAAGTGTCAATGAAATATTTTTTGGACGAACCTGCTAAGCACACGCCTTCATCAGCTTCTCAGCTTTGTCGTAGCCGTTGTTCCACGGCTTTCCGTTGCGCATCAAACCCTTGCCGTGAACGTAGACGGTCATGATCTTGATCTCGCCGCTGGTAGGCCAGGCACCCGTGCGATCACGCCATTCGAGAGCGAAATCCGTTTCCCTCCAAGGCTCCTCGACCACACGCACATCGCAGTTTGCACCAAAGAACTTGGCTATGATTGCCGCTACATCGCGATCGATGCGATTCTGAATGGTCTTGGCCGATACCTTCTCGCGCCGCCCCTGATCGGTGTTGGATTTGCCGTAGCACCAGTTCACCAGTCGCTTGACCGCTGCTGAACCGTGCGTGTGTCCAAGCCATTGGAGCCAGGGCAGCGCCACATAGGCTTGGTCGATCTCATGAGCCGATGGAACATAGCGCACCCGCGTCTGCTCGTCGGCATACAGATCGCCCTTCCACTGCCCTGCCCAGCTTTGCCCCTGATAGCGCATGTGGCGCTGTGGATCGGGCAAGGCTTCAAACGTCAGGATGGCGCGGCGGATGATCTCACGCACTGCCCGCACGGCTTGTGCGGACGTAATGTCAAACTGTTCGATAGGCTGCACGGCGTGGCTCCAAGCTAAGCTAGAGCGCCGTCAAAGTTGGACTGGATTCGAGGTGCGCAAATCAGGTTTAGCGCACGCGCGCATGTATTGGAAGGAGGCTATGAAGCTGCCTTCGCCAACAGCCGATAGGTTTCAACAGGTCGCCCGCGCCCACTTGGCCCCGTTGGTGTCTTGGTCACTTCAAGCCGCCCTTCATTGGCTATGACATCAAGCGCAGCATTGATTTCATTGTTGGTGACCTTTTCCTCGCCTCGCATGGCTTTGAGCTTTCTGCCGAGTTCACCACGCGTGATGACTGTGTTGTGGGAAAGCACGGCCATGACACGGCGCAGAGCGATTGTCACACGGTGCTGCTCGACATCCGGCCCCTCACCCCACACAGCTTCCCTGTCGTAAGGCTTGAGACCGCTGGTCGCCTGATCGACAGCGGACGGCACGGCGTTGGCGAGTTCAAGTACACCCTTGGCATGTTGCTCAAGCACACCCTTCATTCCAAGAGACATCGCCTCAAGGATTTGACCTTGCGCTTTGACCTGCGCCTCAAGACTGCGCAGCCGGTCCTCTGTGGTTCTGTGATCAACTGGCATTGCGAAACTTCCTGTCTTGTTCGCGTTCGTGTGTTTTGCGGGACCAATAGACCCACGCCTCAGCTTCGCGTGCGTCAGCAATTCGCCACGAGCGACCGACACGCACGATCAATCCTTGCTCTGCCAACGCCGGTAGCACCTTTCGTTTTTGATACAGCGACAGTGCATTCTTCAGATCGGGATCGGCATCTTGCTCGTGCCACCAGAGCATGTGTCGCAGGACGCACCGTTTTTCGTATTCCAGGTCTCTCTTGTTGCTTATCTCAGCCACCTCTTACCCATCTCGTTTTTGGCGCTCCTCGCGCGCGCACGCGTACGCGTAAACCTACTTTCGACACTGACAATTCAAATAAAAACAAAAATAGGCAATAAAAAATATATTTGTTTGTTCAAAAGTAAATTTTGGAAATAACCGGTAATAGGTACCATATTTTGATGTTTTATTGTTATTTTTCATCGACTTACCTGTTACTTGAAAAATCGGGAAAAGGTGGTAACAGGTACATTTTTGTTCCCGATAGGTTCGCACCTGTTACCACCTCTTCCTAACCGGTTCCGGGAACAGGTCAGGCGATTTCTTGTCCCTTAATTGCCTTGTAAAACACGACCGAATTTCCGCTCTTAACGATGCCCTCAGTGCGCTCAATTGATCCTGCTTCGAGCAGGATTGTGATGACATCATCGAGATCGCGCGCCCGGATTGCGCCCTGCATATGCTTGACCAATTGCGTGCGACTCACCGCTGATTTTTTAAAGATGAATGCCTGCGCCTTCTTCACATTCGCTTGCAATGGCGTCTCTGCCATGTGTTCTTGAGCGCCCTTGATCATGGCCTCAAGCGACCGAGAGGCGAGCAGAATGCCGAACGTCAAATCGTCTGCATCGACGCTCATAGACCGGCGCCCTATGGCCACAATGGTGGCGATGCGCAGCGCCATTTCAGCCGTGCGTGCGGCGAGATTTTCAAGAAGATCGTTCTTGTCACGCTTGGCTTGCAGATCGGACTTGAACGCCGTCCAAATGTCCTCTGAGTCTGCACCCCAGGCCAGGCACACAGGATCCGGCTCCAACGATGATTGATTGCGCTGTGAGGCGATAAGCGGTCCTGAGTGATCGTAAATGCCTTTGAGGCCTAGGCGTAGCTCTGCCGGCACGTGGCGCACATCCTCTGATGGCTGGCGATCCTCTGCCCGCCAATCGCCGGAATCCATCAGCAGGAAACGGTTGAACGTGCCATCCTCGATCGATGCGCCTTGCATAGTGCGGAAGAACTGCGCTGGCGTGGTGGCCGTGAGCAGGGAAAAATGCGGCGAACGAATAAGTACGGATGACTTGCCCGCATACTCCTGCGTGCGGAAATTGCTGAAATTGGTTCCCCAAAGCGTGCGCATTTGATCTGCCACACCACGTTGCCAGCCCGATTCCTTTGGGCTCAAAACCTTGCCCAGGAACCCGCCAAACTCATCAATGATGCAAAGGAGCAAAGGCTTTTCGGTGATCGCATTGTTGACCGCTGATGAGGATGCGAACCCGCCGCCGATGACATGATGGTTGCAATCCGCTGCCTCCAAAATGCGCTCGGCTGCCTTGAGCACATGATCTTTGCCAGCACCGGACACGCCTATACCGACAACATAGAGATGCGTTCCTGAAACGGTTGGGCTAGCGAACTGTCGCCCGGCCACGGTGCCAACAACCGATAGCGCGGCTGCCAGCGCCAAGACCGGATTGGGCTGACGCGCTGTCTGACATATCCACTGCGCCACCTCACCCACCAAGCCAGGCGGAAGGTCCACATCCACATTGTCATTGGTGCTGGGCTTGACCGTTTCAATCACCTCTCCGGTCTCGGCATCCATGAGTGTGCCATCCTCATGCTCAACCAGGGTCGGCTTGGGCATAAGACTGCTGGCGATTTGCGCGCCTAGCTGCGCCGCCTCATCGCTTTCCCCCTCAGGAACACCCTTGGGCTCTGCCATGCCCTTGGACAAGCCAGAGCGAATGGTGGCCTCGCACTGTTTCAGACCGTCATCCTTGGCCAGACCGGATGCCATGGCCGCAGAAATGAGGGCGTGCCGCACCTCTCCCTCAGTCAGCAATCCACCGCCGACATAATGCCCCAGCTTCAACGCCGCATCGTTGAGCGCCTGATTGCGCGTGCCCTGCGGTGCTGTGCGCACCAGTTCAATCTCGCGCGTCATGGCCGCTGCGATGTAAGCCGCCTCGCGGCCTGTTCCGGCAGGTGCGTAAGGCTGCGCCCCCATGGCCGGCGGCACGTGCTCTCGTTGCTGCTTTCCAGCCTTCAGGCGAGCGAGCAACCAATCGGGCACCACTGGTGCCTCGCTGATTTCGACATCGCCCGCCATCTCATACCGCGCGCCATCATCGGTAAATCGGGCACCGGGGCCGATGACATAGCCACCGGCGCCGCGCACATCGATCCCGGCAGGCAAATCACCCTTCGCATTGCCATGCGGCGCATCGGTCGAGATTTGCTTGAAATAGAAGTGCATACCGCCCGATGGTGTGATGACCTGTGGCACGCCGGAAAGATCAAAACCCACGCCATCGCAGAGCGCAGAAAACGCCTCCACCCCATCGGGCTGACCAGGCTTACGATCGCAGTCGATGACCAAAAGCCCAGCCTTGGCCAGATCGACACCAGGAACGGCCTCTTGCCAACTGTTCCAGAGCACCCGAACACGCTCAGGATCATCGCCAGAGGCTTGTTTCCAGCGCACGCCTGGCTTGGGTCGCTTGCGCGTCTCGCCCGATTCCTCGCAAGGGAAAACGGCCAAGCCTAGTCGCGTCAGTTCAATGGCGGTTTGATAGTTGCCCATGAGCAATTAAGCCGCTCCGCGCTGCGCAGCATTGTAGACCCGCTCAAGGCTCTCAATCATGTTGGCCGAATAGGTATCAAAGATGGTGTGCAAGAAGGTACGCCACTCATCTGGCGTGAGCGTGCGCAGATCGTGCTTGCCCAGCCGATCGAGATATTGGCCGGCCATCACACCACCGGTCTCGCGCGCCAGGCGCTCATAATAGGCAAGATCATCGCTGATCAGGTGCTCGTGCGTCTTGAGCGCAACCGACCTGCACTTTTGCGAACACACCCACATCATTGGCACGCACCTACCCTCGCCGACGCCAACCGCATGATTGGTCTGACGGTTGCAAACAGCGCACAGGTGCTGGCTTCCGCGGTGCTTAGCCAGCGCGTTCATTTGGTCACCAGGTAGTCTTCAGGGCGCTCTAGGCGTTTCCGACAGGGCGGAATCCAATGTAGGTGAGGCGTGAAACAGGGCTCGCGGTACTGTTGAGACCACCAAACCAGCCAGCAGTAAGCTGTCGCTGTTGACCCTGTCGCGCTCAGCTTTCCCTTGTGCATCACAACCCTCTCACTGAATTGGAGCACATCGTCTGGCGGCGCATGACGAAACAGCGTCTCAAAACGACCAACGCTTTCCAGAAAGGCGGTACGCACCAGCACTGCGCAGCCAGTTTGCGAGGTGGCGCGCATACGGCTGATGAACTGTTCGGCCAAACGAAAAGGTGGGTTAGTGATTGTGAAATCAACCGACTCAGGTTCAACGCCAAACAGGTAGTCCTGAACAGGAAAGCCCGCGCCATAGTCGTGAATGTCCGCTGCTTCGACGCGAGCAAAAAACTCTCCTAGTGGTCTCACCATGTGGCCGCGATTGGCGGCGGGCTCACGAACAATCAACTCGCGGAGCGGGCCGATCTGCTGTTCAATCCACTCACAGAGAGCGCGGGTAGCCCAGGGCGGCGTTGGAAAGTCGTCCAAACTGTCATGGGGTTCGGAGCGCTGTTGCATCACAGCCGATGAAAGGTTCTGACTCATGCCGAAGCACCCCGCCGAAGGCGCTGCAACTGCTGCTCTTGGTAGCGATTAAATCTGACATGCCGTGGCGGCGTCAGCTTGCGGTTCGGCCCCATAGCCCGATGGACATCAGCCAGTTTGTAAGCACGCCCTCGGGGTGTCTTCTCCCTCAAGAGTGCCCTGCGTATTTCGTCGTAGCTGGCGGACTTGGGCGTGAACGGGGTGAGCGTCTCAATCTTGTCCGCTTGTTGAACCGCCTTGCGCTCAACCTTCTCCTTGACCGGCCCATATTTTCTGACATGCACTTGGATGGATCGGTCGCTCACTTGCAGAAGCTTTCCGATGTCCTTGTAGGACAAGACGCTCAGACGCTTAAGAGCAGCCGTGCGTTGCTCGGTGTCCAATTCAGCCCAAGGCGTTTCGGTGATCATATCGCTCATCAGGCAGCCACCTCTTGGTTAAAGCGGCGCCCGACAATGTTCTTGAACTTGCCATTGGGTTTGACGACGATAGCCGCTGGCATGGTGAGTTGGTCAAAGACCAACAGCGCCTCATCCACCGTCTCGGGCACTGGCCCCGATGCATGCGATTGCCACCAGTCGCGCGCCTTTTGGCCAGCAAAGCCCCCATGCTCTAGGCACACCCATTCATTGATGGCTTCAAGGCCTGCAAAGTAGGTCACGCGCAGACTGTCCGGGGATCCTTGTTTCTCCCAGCGGCAAGCCTGCCAATCGACCACGGGTACTACTTCCGGCGGCACCTTCTCAGAGGATAGGATCGGCGTTGCAGCATCCGCCGTATCAGCGTGCTTGGCCTCGGTTGCAAATGTGTGACCGCACCACTGGCATTGGCGCGCCTGGATCGGTAACAACGCCTCGCAGTCGGGGCACGCCTTTGCCTTGACCGTATCGACCTTGACCGCCTCAACGTCTTTCTTGACGGCACCGCGCGTGCTTGGTGGTTCAATCGCGTCAACCGGGCCATGGCGCCGTACGTTCCCAGCAAAATCGAGCACGAGGCAGTTGTCCTTGCCATCGGCTTTGCGGGTTCCGCGTCCGCACATCTGAACGTAGAGGCCAGTTGAAAGCGTCGGGCGCAGGAAAGCGATGAGATCAACGTTTGGCGCGTCGAAGCCAGTGGTCAGCACATTGGCGTTGGTCAGCGCGCGTATCTCGCCGGACTTGAACCGCCGGATAAGGCTTTCGCGCTCACCCTTCGGCGTGTCGCCGGTCACCGTGGCGCAGTCGATGCCAGCAGATCGCATGATGTCGGCGGTGTGGTGAGCATGCTTGACGCCAGCGCAGAAAATGAGCCAGGAGCGGCGGTGCTCACCAAGCACCTGCATCTCAGTGACGGCTTTGCGGATCAGTGCCTCATCGTTTGCCGCGGCTTCGAGGGCCCCGGCAACAAACTCACCGCCGCGCTTGGAAACGCCCGACACATCGATCTCGGCAAGCGACGCTTTGGATATCAGCGGCGACAGCCATCCATCTTTTATGCCGTCGCCTACCCCATAGGTGTAGACGATCTCATCAAACAGTCGTCCCTCGCCCATATCCAGCCGACCAGACGACAAGCGGTAAGCAGTTGCCGTAAGACCAGCAATGCGCATGTCCGGGGCCTGCTCGCGCAGATCATCAATGAGCTTGCGATACATGCCCTCACTGGCATGCGGCACCAAGTGTGCCTCATCGATCAGGACAAGGTTGCGTTTCCCAAGTTGGGCGGCACGCTTGTAGACGGATTGGATCGACGCGAAGGTGACGGGATGATGCCCATCGCGCTTACCGAGTCCTGCGGACCAGATGCCGGCATTGGCTTCCGGCCATAGGCGAATGAGCGCCTGATAGTTCTGGCTCACCAACTCCTGAACATGCACAAGGTTCAGCACGCGAAAGCCGGGGTATTGCGTCACAAGCCGCCGGTTGATTTCAGCAACCACCACGCTCTTGCCCAAGCCTGTGGCCATGTCGATCAGGGGATTACCGCCTCCCTTGGCCCAATAGCCAAACACGCTGTCGATAGCATCTTGTTGATAGGGTCGCAGGGAGATCATGCCGCCACCTCTTGCAAGGCCGCTGCTTTCCTTCGCCCCTCGTTGGCGAGCCGATCACACTGTCGATTGACCCACTGCCGTCCACGTCCTTTGGTGTGCCCGCGTACATGGCGAACCACCACCCTCAGCGCATTGCGACCAATAATTTCTGCGATGACATCAACCGCAGCCGATTGACGTTCATTTGGTTGCTTTTTCTGAAAGGGTACGCGGACGCCATTGGCATGACGGCTATCTCGCGCGCGCATCTTTTGGCGCACAACTGATAGGGCACCCACCGAATCCGACTGGAGCATCACCACTTGTTGGTTTGAAGACAAAGCGCCTGTTTGCTCTGCGTGAGCTAAAGCGTTGGCCAGCGCTTCCAGTTCAGCAGCGGTCACGTCCGCAGTAAAATTCTGGAATGCGCCGCCGGTGAGGACAGCCTCAAGCCCATCCGCAATATACCAAGCGCCCCAACCGCTGGCTTTTGTTTGATTACAAACCGATGCATCGGCAAAGACGGTGATCATCACGCCGCCCTCCCTGCTGCGTTTCGCTGAGCACCTTCCGTCAAGGATTGAGAGCGCTGCGCGCCATCCACCCACGTTTCGCCGCTGGGCATTTGGTAGGTGACGGTCTCGGCGGCTTGGTCTGCGTCCACCTGCTCACCTGGGACAAGCGATGGAAGATAGAGATGGTTGGCGCATCCAGCCCGCTGATCATTGGCGGAAAGCTCACAGCCATGACGGCCACACCACCAAACGCCGTTGGCGCCGGGCGTTGCATGCAGGCACGTCCGGCAGTTGCGACGGGCAAACTGCGCCTCATGGCATGCTTCGCGCAGATCGCAGAAGCGGCAGGGGAAAGCAGAAGCGTCCGATGCAATGCGATCGGGCGCGTGATGAGCGTGAACAATCCGATCAGCCTTGGCCATCAGGCGCAGGGCTGCATCGGCATCGTATTGGATGCGCTCTAGATAAAGCTCTTCGGTGTCCTTGTTGACGGCCAAATAGCAGCCGCGCTCACGACCACGAAGATGCATGTAAATTTGCATCTGGTCGAAGTGCTGGGGCTTTGCCTCGCGCATGCCATGTTTTTTCAGTTGAGCAAAGCTTTTGGCGTTGTGCGTCTTGCATTCGAGCACATGAACGGCTTTGGGGGCTTCAATGAGGCCCGAGACCTCGCCATCCAGGTGCCCGCCGCCATGGCCTTCAGCAAAGCTGACGGCGATTTGACCGCCATCGTCCTCACGCTCAACAACCTCGCACCCAACGGCGCGCAGGTCCGCAATCATCCGTTCCTCTTGAAGGTGACCGGTCTCGAAGAGCCGGATCATCCGCCCTTCAAACGGGATGGCATGGAAAGCCCAGCGAAACTGAAGCCAGAGCTTGCGCTCGCACGTATCGCCCAGAACGGATGCGCCAAGATAGGTGCGCTCGCCATCGGCTTCGCCCTTAGCCTCGTAATGCTGACCGATGAGATCGAGCGTTGGCGATTGATGAGTGTGGAGATCAGGCATCGTTCACCTCCACTAGCTTGCCGCCTTTGCAGACGTACCAAGTGTCAGGCTTGATGCCGTCTTTGCCTACGATGCCGCTGGCCGCCGAAACCTTTTCCGACCAATCATCGTTCCATTCGTCGGCGTGAAGCGAAACACCGTCCTGACCGCCCATGACCCTGCCATTTGGGCCGACTGAAATAGCCGCGCCCTGATAGCCGGTGGCAGAAGCCGCGCCCTGAGTGCCGGTGGCAGAAGCCGCGCCCTGATCGCCGGTGGCAGAAGCCGCGCCCTGATAGCCGGTGGCAGAAGCCGCGCCCTGATAGCCGGTGGCAGAAGCCGCGCCCT